TTTTATAGATTAAAGTCTTCCCTAATTCTAAAATTTTACCTGTCAAATATATTTTTGCTGCCAATTTATCCATTTTTTTATCTCTCCTATTTTATTCTTTTTCTTAAAATGTTTGCATATTTAGTCATTATTTCTCTTTGTTCTTTCAACAATTCTTGTTCTTTCAAATTTATTGCTTTAAAAATCTTACTTTTTTCGATGAAGTTATTCAATTTTTCGATTTTAAAGTTTAAATCGTTCAGTTCTTTTCTTAATCTTGATTTATAATCGTCCATTTTTATCACTCCTATTTTGTTGTTTTTACTAATTTCAATTCTAAGCCACCTGGCAAGCCCTACAATTAATTTTGCCTTGCCAAGCGACCAATTCATCAAAAAACTTTTTTAATGTTCTCATACGGCTTGTGATGAAACCATTTTTAAACTACTTAAGTTCAAAATGTGGTGTATCGTGCATTTTCCAGTTTCCACCCCATTCAATATTAATTTTTTTACTTTTTGCTACTGCCAAAATATGATCTGCTATTAATTTTAATTTTTTATCATCATATCCTTCTTCCGATATGAATTTTCTATACACACCATTTTTGATAACTCCGCAAGGGAAAATATCGACAGCATACCCAAATCCATCAGACTTGATTTGATGGTTTGATTTTGCTCTTTTTCCATCACAATTTGTTATAATTCTACCTGGCTTACTTCTTCCGATTTGATACAAAGCAAACTGTTCTTCTGTTGTCCTAGCTCCGTCTGTAATTCTAAAATCAAATGGGCTATTTTCGATTGCAGCTTTTATTACTTCAACTAGTTTTGGATGTACTTTTTTCATTTTGTCTAAACTTTCTTGACTAAAAGAATACGTTTTATTTTCCATTGTTGTATTTTCCTTGTCCCAATCTTTCAAATATTCCTCCTTTTTCTGAACTCTATTTAGCCAGCCTGCTAAAAAATTTTCTTGTGTTTTATCATCAGCAACTTTGCTTCTGTAATAAATTCTTTGCAAGTTGTGATAAACTTCTAAAAATTTTCCAGGATCTACTGTATTCAACGCTTCCAATGTTTTATTTCCGATTATTCCGTCCACATCAAGATTTGCATTTGTCAATTGGTTTATAGCAATCTGTGCATTTTTGATTCCGTTTTTGCCACTATTTACTACCCAATCGCATATAGATAGTGCCACTTTATCATTCACAACTTTATCCAGCTTGTTCCCTAAGTAATATTTTTTTAGATATATATTTTTTGCAAAATCTTTTGTCAAGTCCTGCATATCTCCCTTATATCCAAAATCTCTTGCATCTTCTTCAGTTATTCCGTATTTTGTTTTTCCGCCCTTGTCGTGCTTGTCATTAGAATATCCGCCCTCAACTTTCAGCAGATAGTCAAATATTTTTTCAAATCTATTCATTTAAATCACTCCTTTTAATTAATTTTGAAAAAAATCTTTTACATTAAGTTCTAACATCTGATCAATAGTATATCTACTGATTCCAACAACCGCCATTTGCTCTGCCATGTCAGCAATTTCTAAAATGTTCTGAATCTTTTTAGCCAAAATTTTTAATTCAGCTCGATTCAATTCGATAAATTCAACTAATCCTTTATCATTTAAAACTTTTGCTTTCTCAATCTTATCTTGTTCCAAAGTCCACATCAGTGACATTTTAAGAGACAAACTGTTTCTGTTTTTTTCGTTGTTCTCAAAAGTATATTTTTTACTACTTTTTTCGATTTCAAGCGTCTGATTCAAAAAGTTTGATTTAGCTTCTGCTAAGTCTTTTAATGCTTTTTCCCTTAATTCTTTTAATTTTGCATTTAATAAATCATTGTCAACTTTCCAAGTATTGCTATTTTTATCCCATACACTCCAATCGTTTGGTTTTGCAATAGTCACGATTGTTTCGTTGACCTTGTCCAAATAACTTCCATCGCTTAAAACTGTCTTACCAGCCTTTATTTTCTCCGCTTCTGTCATTTCTCTAAGTTCTCCAGTTTTTTTATCCAAAACGGGATTTGAAAGTAAAGATGTTGAAAATTTCATAGTTTCTTCGTTCCAGTCAGGATAAAACAAGTTTGGATTTTCCTTAAATTTATCAACTCCAGTCGTAACTGGCTGTGCTATGCACTCCATTGTTGCGATTAAATAAATGTAAATTACTGTCATTTTTATCACTCCATTTCTTTATTTTTTATGGTTTTTATTCTGTGCCAATTTACTAATCTGTACAGAATTTACAAAAATATTTACTGATTTATTTATAAAATAGATTAAGCGTTATAAGTTACTAATACCTTGATTGTATTAATCGCTAAATCTTTTAAATTGCCATCACCGCCAACTCGGATCACATTATCGTTATAATCTAAATTTGCATATTCTGATGTTGTCAATAAGTTGAAACAAGTTACAGCAATTATTTTTCTTATATTTATATGAGAAGGCAATGGCACAAACCATTCGCTTTTATTATAATTTGCAAAATATCCAGCGAATGATGATGCTGTTAATATTTCACTTTTGCATAAATTTTCTACTTTGTCCGAAATTGGCTTATTCGATATCGCTCTAAATTTTCCTGAATCGTTGTATGTCAGACTGTTGTCTTCGATACATTCGTAATAAAATTTTGTTACACTGTCATAATAAAATTTACCTTTTGTCTTGTTTCCGATATCTTGTATATTTCCACCAAATTGCAATCCTAATATTTCAGCTAACCGATTTCCTTCTAATGCCGTTCCTTTTTGTGATCCGTACAAAGTGCTATCTGATAAAACAAAAGAATTGTTTTTGAAGTTGAGCAAATATTCCTTTTTGTCTTTTAAAACCCCTTTGTCAATCTTATCTAACATACTATTTTTTAATTGATAAATCTGATATTCTGTACCACCTAATTTTAAAAATACATCCTCAAACTGATTTTCTCCATCAATTCTAATTAACAATTTTAATCCGTCAAATACGCCAAACTCTTCGATTCCAGTCAATGCAACTTCGTAGATATCCTTGTTAGTTCCTACTGTTCTAATTGTATCTAAAGTGTGGACCAATCCTTTTTGCAAATCATTCATGACTTGCGCTGACAATGTTGTCCCGACTTGAGTTGCTGTTTCTTCACCTTTCCAAATATGCCTAACCAATCCAGCACCAACATCGTTTGCATTTTCAACTTTGTAAACATCCAAATTCGTTCCTATCCAATCCTTTATTTTTTTTAACATCTATCTTACTCCTTCTTGTGTTATTACATTTATTCTTGCTAAATTACTCTCATAACTTTTTTGTTGCAAAATCTCATCATAAAAGCTATCCTCTATTTTTAAAATTCTTTTCACTCCAACAAAGGCCCCATTTGAAATATAATTAGCTGTTTGCACTTTATATTTAAAATCAACAGTTATTTCCACCCCTTTCGCTCTTATTTCAAGCAAAATATTTAAGATACTCTTTTTTATATATGCAGACAGTCTTTTATTCAATATTATATAAATGCTTCCTGCTTTTTCTTTATAAAATTGTGTTTCAAAATTTCCGTTAAAACTTCCATTTTTAACTTTAAAATCTATGTTTTTAACTTTATCTTTTATAATCCCTTCTTTAAAAATAAAAATATTTTGCTCATAATTTTCAATTATAATCTTGAGCACATTTAAGATTGTTTCAAAAGTTGCATTTTTACTTTTCCTTGAAATTTCAGCAAGTATTCTCTTTCTATAATTTTCATCTTTTTCGTTCGTGTCCCTTTTTAAATTAAAAGATGTTCCAAATTTGTCCAATGCATAACCTTCTGCCTCCATAATGTTTAAAGATTTCAAAAGTTCATGTATTCCTTTACTTGCTTGTCTTATTTCTTCTAAATATAAATTTAACAAAAAATAATTATTGCTTCCCCTGTCTCTTCTGTACATATGTGGAAATCTACTTATTATTTCATCTGTATACTCTTCGCTACTCTTAAACATAAATTACCTCGATATTATTTTCGTTTATTTGAAATTTTTGACCAACTGGGACTGTAAATGTTTTGTCGAAATTTTGTATTTCAACATCGGATTCTGTTAATCCCATTTTCAAATTTATTTTTCTTATATCGTCAATTCCTAACACTTCTGAATATGTCTTTAAATAACTAATAGATTCTCCTGTTTTTAGATTATTAATATAATTTAAAATTTCCTGTTGTATTTGTTTTGTCCAACGACTATCTTTTTCATCTAAATTTTTTGTTTCCAAAACTTCAACTTTTATTAATAACGTACTATATTTTATGATGTTATATATTATTTTTCTTTCAAATACACCTCTTTTTATTTTTTTTTCAAAAGTTTGTGCATTAGAATCTGCGAGAGTCAATATGCCATCTGCTTTCAAATCTAAAATAGTTTCAAAAATTTTGTCATCCGGTGTTCCTTCTAAAAATATTTTAACTGTACCAGCTTCAGTAGCTGGCTCAGTTTCAGGATCTAATATCAACACATTTTTAATATTTTCCAAAGCCATTAATCCGTTATATAATGCTGCATGTGTAGCAGTTTGTTCAACTGTTTCCTTTCTTTTAAGTCTTTCCCTATAAAGACTATCACTCTCATTATTTGCACCACCAGTTACATCCGCATCATTTGTAATTTTAGCAACTCCTTCATATTCAGTCGTAAAAGTAACATCACTTGTGATATTGCTTTCTTCTCCGATTTCAAGAGCCTGAATAAATCCTATTCCGTAATACTCATTATTATCTAATTTATCCAACGCAACGTTTGATAATAGTCTATATTCTTTTTCAGCATATTTAATAATTGTTTGTGCTGGTATAACTCTATTTTTTTCTCCTGTTATCTTAACCTGTCCAGTTGCATAAGCGCCTGCTTTTCGTGGAGTTCTCAGTAAAGTCCCAAAAAAATCTAAATATATCCCTGTTGCTGTATTTAGATTCATTTGATTATTAAATTCGAGCAATTCTTCCCATATTTGTGATAGTTCATAACCTATAGCTTCAGAATGAATCCCTTCTGGAGTATTAAAATCTAAAATATAATTATTATCTTGTAACCTTGCTTTGTACCTATTTTCTATATCTTTCATAATATCTGTAAAACTTTTTAACACAAATCCCTTTTCTGTTACTCCAAAATCCACTGTTCCTCCTTTCTAAAACGCTAAAGTCTTTCCATTTTTCAATAACATTTCCACTTTAAAATTATAGTTTCCATTTCTATTTTCAAAACTGCTTTCGAACTTTGTTATTTCTGCCACATCTTCATCCGACAAAATAGTTTCTTTGACTTGGGCCTCTATATTAAATTTTTCTAACAAATTTCCTATTTGTCCATTATTTTCATTTCTTTTAAGCCAATAAATACCTTCATTTTTGTGTAAAAACCACTCATTAAAAAATAACCTCAATTTATTTTCCAACCGCAATCTTATTTTTTCTAATTCTGAACTTAATATAATATTTTTTCCAATTGCAATATCTATTTCTTTATCGTCATTTTTTTCTGTTAGCCAACTTTCCACACTCTCCATGATATCCTCCTAATCCAATGGTAATCCGCCGTTTGTGTGATTTAAGAATGACTTTCCACCAATTGTAGCATCTCCGCTCACTTCTAAACTTCCGTCAATTTTAACAGGCCCACTTATACTGATTGAACCACCTTTTATATTGATACCGCTATCATTTATCGTTACAAGTGTTCCACCATAAGCGATATAGAAGTCGTTAGATATGTCCTTTTCTGCATCACTTGTTATTTGTCCAACTACAACAGCATTATTTATATCGAATTTTGCACTAGAGTTCGGCTCGCAAGGTTCAGAAGCATTTCTTGCATTAAATGTATCGTGTTGGCAAAAAGCTACTAAGACCTTATCATTTGTAGCTAATGGAGCATTTACTTTACATTTACTCCCCCAAAAAATCGGAGCAATTGGAATATTTTCAATTATTTCAACTTCATCACGTGTGCCAAAAAGTTCAGGAATATCTAACATTTGTATATTACAGCTCATGTTAGAGTTATCTACTTCAACAATTTTAGCTATTGCAAAAGTATTCAAATTATCAAATCTTCCACTTATCATTGATTCTATATGATCTCCTACTGTTTTTTTTCTCACTTTTTACCTCCTACTCCATATGTTCTCACTATTCTATCCCAGTCTTTTTCTTTTTTATTTCCACTACTTTTTGTAGTAGTTTTTTTAGTTTCTGTGTTATTAGATTTTTTAACCTCGTTTTCTTTTTTGCTTGTTTTTTTAGTATTTTTTTCATTTTTCTTACTCTTTTTATCGTCTTTTTCTTTTGCTTTTTTCTTTTTATTTTTAGATGCTTTCTCATTTTTTCCTTTTTTTCCAGAAACAATTTCGATTTCATTAGCTTTCTTAGCTTCTTCATCATCAAATTTAGTTTTTATTTCCAACTCTGTATATGCATCGCTTTTAAAATTAATAACGTGCTTACCTTTTGTGATAAGATACTCTCCTTTAATTTCAAGTTGCTCAAATTCCTTTTTTAAATCTAAATTAATCTTAAAACCTTCTTGAAATCTATGATCAAATATACTTTTCAATGTATAAGTACCGTCATTTTCTTTTACATCTTGAAATCGATTCGGATCAAATTCTAAAATACCTCTATTTATCTTATCTCGTGGTTGAAAAGTGACAACTCCATTTGTTATAAAAAAAACACTTTTAGTATCTTTTGCTATTTCTTTAAAGATGTGTTTTACGTTGTTATGCATTGTTTTTCCATCTTTATAATCAATATCCTTACCAAGCTCTATTGCCCCAGCTTTTAATTTATCCAATTTTGATAAAATTAATTTTATTATTGTGCTAGCTTTTGTCCCTTTTCCGGTTTTAAGATTTATTTTTGTGTCCTTGTATTCATCATTATAAGTATTACAAGTTATCTCAAATTTTTTATCAGCGTTGCTCCAACTTCCTTTCAAACTCTCGATAATCCCTTTATAGATAACACCAATATCTTTATTTACTCCATCATTCCAATACCCAGCTTCAATAACTACTTCAACACCTTTTTTTAATTTTTTAATCATTTCATCTGTTAAATTATAAATAACTATTTTAGCAATATTAGTGCTTTCTGTTATATCAAATTCAGTTTGTATCTCGAAATCTGGCGAATAATCAACTCCATTTTCAACTTGAAATCTTTCAAATTCAATTTCCTCTGTTTCATCTCCATTTTTTACTTTAAAAGTTACTTTTGCATATCTGTCCCACAAAATATAGTAATTATCATTTACTCCGTTATTTTGTGTATTTTCTATGTTCTCAGCCATTAAACCACCACCATAATATCCTGTAATATTCCAGCCGTTTCCGTTGTAAACTCAACATCAAAGCCATTCAAATTAATTGGCAAAGCTATCATTTTAACATTTGGGAATTCTTTATATCGTCTTCTGCACAATAAGAACAAATCTTCGTATGCATTAATTCTTTGACCCATATGTAAGTTTTCGTTATCTGTCTTTACATCTAAATACCAAAGTTCTTTTATATTGTAAATTTCCAATGTAACCAACAACGTTTTTTCTCCATCGCCTAATAAAATTCTGTAACTACTTTTTTTATTTTTCTTATATAAAATATCAAAACTATATAATTTTCTCATGCTTTAATATCTCCTGTTCTAGGATCATCTCCAAGTCCACCTTTCATTGATTCACTCATCGAAACTTCAGACATTTCTCGATTTTGGGTATTAGTCTCTGGATCATAAGCACTCGTTGTAGTCTTTCCGTCAGTTGTAGTAAATTTTAACAAGTTTACTTCTTTTAAATTTATCGAAACTTTTATACTAGTATAATTTTGATAATTTTCCGAGTAACTGACACTAGTTATTGCAAGTGGAGCATAAACCTTATCAAATTTAGTATACATAAATGTTGTATAATTTCTTTTTTTTGATTCTTTAACTAATTTCTCGAGTTCATCTTTCCATTCTTTACCGTGTAAAATTACCTCAATTTTTAATGTATATGGATTCACAAACATATTTTCATTAAAATTATCTTTTAAATACGATTTGTAGCCTGTTATTTCATTATCTTGACTATAATCGGTCGAAATTACTAAAAGAGGTATAGTACCTAAAAATCCATTAGGTTTTATGCCAAAATATTTTAAATACATTTTTTCAAGTCTATCTTTTTGTGCTTCAAATCCTGCAATTGCTTTTTTTAAAAAATCTAATACTTGCATTCTATACCTCCTAAACTATTCCTAATTTTTCAAGTTCATTTTTTAATTCGTTTAGTGTTTCATCATTTCCATTAACATTAAATACAAAATGATTATTATTTGTAACAACTGTTCCACTGTCTTTCAGTCCACCACGAGTATTAGCTTTAATAGATTTTAAATTGTTTAACATATCGTTAGTTGTTGTGTTCCTAGCAATCATGGAACCATTAGGTAACCAAATAGCTTCGTCTCCATGTTCGTCGATAGTAGTCATTCCGCCGCCGCCTTGTACCTGGAAATTATTAGTTCCTACCGCATGTTTACCTGTAATGATTCCTTTAACTCCTCCTATAAATTGTGCTCCGCCAGCTTTAATTCCACCCCAATCTAACTTACCAGCAGATTGGAAAGCGCTTATTAGTCCTTGCACAGCAGATATAGCGGATTGAATCCTGCTTATTATTGCTGATATTGCTGATGATACAGCTGATTTAATTGCGTTCCAGGCTGCATTTATTAAATTTCTCGCAGTTTGGTTATGAGTGTATAAACTTACTAATGCGCCTATAAACATTCCAACTGGGCCTCCAACTATCATTCCAATTACAGCAGGGATTAACGCCCCTATTGCACTCCAAGCAGCTGACACAACTGCATGAAAAGTTGAATTTGTATTATAAGCATTTATTATCGCTCCAATAAAACTCGATACAGCATTAATAATTGCCATAACAATTCCGCTAATTATAGCTCCGACCAATTGAAAAATCGCTGCAATAAGGTTCCAAGTGGTAGTTATAAGTTCCCTAAACACTTCGCTTTGTGCCCACAATTGTGTCATCCAATTAATAATGCCACCTACCATTCCTGAAAATACAGAACTTACAAAAGACCAGCATTGAGCAATTGCATTCCAAGCTGTTGTTATCGCATTCCTGAATCCTTCGTTTGTGTTCCACAAATACATTATCACAGCTACTATTGCCATTATTGCTGCAATTATAGCTGTTGCAATTAAAACATACGGATTTAAGGCTGCAACTGCATTAAATGCTGATTGCGCTGCAACTAAAGCCCATAAAATTCCAATTCCAGCTGCTAATCCTAAAAATACAGTTCCCCAAAGTCTCACTGTTTCTTTATTTTGCTCTACCCATTTAGTCATCTCTTGCACTTTTTGAGCAAATGCATCAACTTTTTCTTTGAAAGATTCTAGTTTTTGCTTAACTTCATCAGCTGTCATTCCCCAAATTTGTGTTTTATCTTTTGCATCTTCTGATTTTGTACTAAATCCAAATAATGCACCTACAACAGCCATTATTAAATCACCAATTGCTCCTAATGCACTCCCTAAACTTTGTAATGTAGCCGTCCACACTTTGTTTACGTCAGCATTTTGTTGCAAATAATCTTGCCATTGCTTAAACATATTAAATATAACTACTAAACCAATCGCCAATAGTCCGTAAAGAACTATTTTTAATAAGCTAACACTTGCAATAGCTTCTTTTATCCCAGAAATGAAAGGCCCAATGCTTGATTTCATTTTATTAAATACCATTTCTCCAATTACTAAAGCTCCCAAAATAGAAACTAATTGCAATAGCCAAGGCGCTTTTTCTGCTACCTGTCCAATTGCTTCAGCTATTCCCATGAATAACCCTGCAACAGGAACTAATAAAGGCTCTAATGAGTCAAATACCGCTGCAAACGTGCTTGACATTGTTCCCATTAAAGTTTCAACCGCCCCTGCACTTCCTTGCATCATAAAGTCACTCAATTGCTTAGCTACCCCACTACTATTTTTTATTTCATTTTGAAGCTTTTTCAAGTCTTCTATACTTCCATTCAATAGCGTATTGGCGGCTCTACCTCCCTGTACTCCGAATATAGCTTTTAATACTCCAGCTTTATCCGCGTTACCCATTTTGTCAGTTACACCTTTTAATCTTTCAATAATTGAAACCATATCTTGTAAATTACCTTTTTCATCTGTAACCTTACCAATTAAATCTTCAAGTTTCCCACGTTTTTTAAAATCTTTTAAACTTTCAAACATTTGATTTAATCCAGTACCTGCTGTTGACCCTGTTAATCCGTTGTCATTCATTTTCCCTAACATCGCATAAACTGTTTCAAGTGGCACTCCTAATGCTTTCCCAGACGCTCCAACATACTTAAATCCTTCTGCCAATCTAGGTAAATCAGCAGCTGTATTTTTAGATGTAACAGCTATCATATCAGTAACTTTTTGAGCCTCTTTCGCAGATAATTGATAAGAGTTCATGTGCATTTTAACCATTTCAAGAGCTGGTGTTATATCCGAATTAAACGCTTGTGCCAAATTAGCAGCTGCTGGTATGATTTGTTTCATTTCGTCTTTTTTAATTCCTAACGTTGCTCCAGCATTAATAGCCTGTGCAACATCTAAGTTGTTAAATTTTGTATCTCCACCAACTTTTTTAGTTAGTCGCCTATACTCTTTTAAATCAACACCATATCCACCTGTTTTGGCAGAAGCGCCACGTAATTCATAATCAGTTTGTCCATATTCCTGCAACGCTTCCATTCCAGCTTGTGTAATAAAACTTCCTGCCTTATACAATGCTCCATCACGAACTTTATTTAAAAGCCCTTTAACTTTTTTCATTGCACTGTCAGCACCTTTAGCCACGTTTCCAAGAGGATTCTTAACCGACTTTCCAACTGCTTCTTTAGCTTTATTCAAATCATCCATTTTCTTTTTAGCTTCTTGTGTTTCTTTTTTTACGTTATCCAATCCACTTTTTACAGTTTTACCCGTTCCAAGCGTTTTCATCATTTCTTGAGCCGTTTTCATTTGAGATTTAAGTTTATCTCCTTGTGATTGTAAATGCTTTTGCATATTCTGTATTTGCTTATTAAAATTATTTAAACTAACTTTGTCTAATGTTTTAGCTAGTTTTTCAGCTTCTTTTTGCATTGATTGTATCCATTGCTTTGCATTTTTATCTTTAATAACAAACTCTAACTCATAAGTAACTCCTACTCCACTAGCCATTTATCTTCCTTTCTTAATCTTTTTCCGTTCTCTTTCTTTTGCTTTTTGAATTTCTGTATCATAAAAGCACATTTTCAAAAAAGTTTCGAACTCTTTTTCAGAGATTTTATTTTCGTTATATCTTTTTAAAAAAACAAAAGAATTAAAATTTTTAAAATTCTCATTTATTTCTAACTGAAATGCTAAATTTTCAATTTCATTTATATCTTTTAGCATTTCATCTTTATTAAAATATATTTTCCCTTCATGAAAAAATGCTGGATTCTTATTTAAGGAAGGGATTTCTTACCACTTCCGATAAAAACACACCTAATCCAATAATTTCGCTTGATGGAAAGTCCTCGAAGTCAAATCGTGGCAACAGGTCATCATTGTAAAAACAATCGACTATATCACCAAAATCAAGTACTCCTTTCCCAGTAACAGGATCGAAATCCATTTTTGAATATTTCGACGCTTGTCTTGTAGTCGGATATGTGCAAACCACATCTTTTGCTTTTCCATCCCAATCAATCAAAGTATGTTTAAATATCTGTTTTGGTCTTAAGCCACCTTGCTGTTTTATTCTTCTTCTTTCATTTTCGTTCCTTCTTTGCTTTATATCTTCAGCTGTTTCAGCAACCATTTGAGCCTCAACAGATTCTAATTCTGTATCATTTGCTGTTTCGACCGCCTTTTCTTCTTGCTCTAACGGCCCTAATCCTGCCATTTCTCTTGACATATTAATAGCTTCTTTTTCTGCTTCAGTATATTTTCTCTCTAAATCCATTTTCATCTCCTTATATTTCGCATAAAAGACAACTGAATTTGGTAATATTTTATATTATATTTGCCATATTAGTTGTCTTTTTTCTCCAATTACATTACAAGTTCTCTGCTTTCTGCTTCAAACTCCCACGCTCTTGCTTCAGTTCCACTTTCATTTGCATATTTTAATGCAGCTTTTTTCTTAAACGAAACACCATTATATATATAAGTTTCATTTGTATTTGTATCAGTTATTACCATAAACATTGGAAACGGTCCTTTATTTGCTTTCCAAAGTTTGTGCAATCTTTCCATTGTTCTGTGCTCGCTGCTTCCGTAAAGTAAACTTAATGTGATAGATACACTCTCGTCGACTGATACATTAACAACCTTTTGCCCACAACTCGCAATTGTTGAGCTCGAACTTTCTGTGTTTGGATCATCCTCAAAACCATCTTCATGTCTGCAAGTAATTGCGTAAGGAATACCTGCAGCAGTTAACACAATTTTAACGTTATCCACATTATATTGTTTTGTTGACATTTAATTTACCCCCTTTTATTTATCGAATACAATTTCTCCATCTGTTGTGATTGTTCCTGTTAATGCTAAATTTCTCACACCATTTAGAAAAGTTACTCTTAAATCAAATTTGAACTTACCTTCTCTAATTGATTCTTGTGTTAATTCACTAACTGTTAAATGACCTAATTTTATACTAAACTCATTACCGTTTTTATCTTTTTGCATTATTGTTCCAAAATAACTTCCAGCATTATCAACCATAAACATTCCAGCACTTGCCCCTTGTCTACAACGTTCTCTAATGATTGATTCAATCATTAATCTTCCAATATCATTCAAAGGTATTTTGTCTTTTCTCACCTGGAATATTGTTAAATCTTTTTTTAAACCATCTCTCAACCAAATTTCAATTAATTTCAATTCGATAAATGTTTTATTATCAGAATTAAGTCCATTTACAATATGAAAATAACCTTGAGTTGGTTTAGATAAGTAATTTAATCCAGCGTCCCAAAAAGATTTTTGCTCAGTTTTTGTAAAATTTTCTTGGACAAAACCAGTTATTTGAGTCGAATGAACAATATAACTTCCTAAATCTTTATATCCTATTGTTCCACCAACCAAGGCTCCTGTAAGCCAATTTCCTTTAGCTAAATTTTTAGTTCCTTCAATTACAAACGCAACGTTGTTCACATTATTTTCTGTTTGTAATTTTACAGCTTCAGCTGCACTTCCTACTTTTTCATAATCAACAGCTATAAAAAATTGTTTATCCTTATCAGTTTTTGCATAAGATACTATACTGTTAATATACGTTTTTTCAGAAACAATATCCATGTTAGTAATCCAGTTAGTGACTTCAAAAGCGTCCTCATGATTTATATATGTATTCATAAGTTCTGTAAATGTTGCTGCTGTATTATTCCCATAAACAACTACATTTAACGGTGTGTATGCTTGCGAATATGCACTAGCTATTAATTTATAAAAATTATGATTTTCATTTAATCCACTGATGTTTAATTCCAATAAATCGCCAGGTTCTGTAATAAATGTCGGCGATATTGCAAAATCTTTTGTAAAAAACATCAAACTTCTGACATCAGCATAAAAAGCTCTGTTATTTTCTGATTTAATTTGTACATTATTCAAAGTATTTAAATCATTTCTCTGTATTGCCATTATTCCTCCCTAAAATCTTTATTTATATAATGCTCTGCAAAATAGCTAAATTGCAGAATTTGTTTGTAATATTTTCTGCCTATAAAATTAAAAGGTGTTTCCTGTATCTTATACACTTTCCGTATCTTCCTTTGATGTTTTCTATCACCAAAGTAATCATTTGTTGCGTCTGTATTAGCCAAAAACATATAAAGCATATCAAAATCGTTATGTTTCTCTCGTGATTCCAAAGTTAAAAGCACCTGTATTTCTTCATCGTAACAATATTTATCATTTCCAAAAGGAATAGGATTACCCGCATCTTCGATATACATATTATAGAAAACAAGCGGAAATTTAAGTTTTTCGTACTGTTCAGCCGAAATTTCATCACGTTTTTCTTCGTTGATAACTTGATTTATGCCAAACTTTTTACAAAATTCTTTAATATCATTCACAACTTCTTTTCTAATTTCGCTTGTCATCTATATTCAGCTCCATTCTCAAAAACTCTCCATAATTTTCTTCAATATTAACTATCCTATAAATCACACCATTGTGTTTTATTTTCATATTTTCGGAAATTTTGAAGCTGTCTGTATCATTTAGAATGTAATATCCTTCTTTTTTGTTTGATAAAAAACTTCCGTCTATACTTTGTGGAAACGATGAATTATATTTTGGTGTTAATACAGCCATTTTTACAGTCTTTTCTATTTTATCTTGAATCGGATTTCCTAAATCATCAAATTCAACTTCAGAATCTTCCGAATACACAGTTACATCATCAGAAAATTTCCTTATAACTTTCAAAACTTTCTTAATAGCTGCCCTAACCTTCCTGTCCACTATCCACCACCTCTCCCGACAATTCTTCCGCCATTAATCTTGGCGGCAATATTGCTTTTAAAATGCCCTGTTTCAATCATCGGATTATTAAATCCTTTTTTCTTAATTGTTGCAGGACTGTTTGC